TGTTCAACCTCTGTAACGATATTTTCTAGCTGGTTAATAATTTGACTGGCTCCGGAATAGTCACCGTAGTCTTCTTGTAGTGAGGCTAGTCTATTTGTTGCAGCTTCATTCATTGAATCTACCTTTAACGTCTTTTCAATTATAGACTTTATAGCTTCTTTTAATTTATCTTTTTGATCTTTTTGCTTTTCTTTAGCTATGTCGTAAGTAGATTTTTTACCAGCTCGTCTGTCTTGATCGTGAGCTTGTTGCATTCTTTTCATTGCATAGCCTTCATCTTTACCCATTGCTTTTTTAATAGCGGCATCTTTTGCAGCCATATAGTCATCTCCATCGATGTCTCCATCTCCGTCATGATCAGTTCCTTTCTTTTCGCCCATATCAGAAGGACCTTCGTAGTTATTAGAAATATACTCAACAAATTCAGATTCGATATCTTCTCCTCCTAGAAGATCATCAGCATGGGTTCTAATAAAGTCTTTTATTATACCTACAGTAATGTCTGGATAATTAGCTCTTAATGCTCCTACTACTTTTCCTAATAGTGCTTTTTTAGCATCTTCAGACATTGGTGGATTAGGATTTACTGTATCTTCGTCTTGGTGAGGATAATCATGATCGTAAGAATCTGCATCATTTTTAGCATCTTCTTCTTCGTCTTCTTTTACTACTTCTTCTTTTAAAGTAGCTTTTTTCATACTATTAAAAGCATCTACTGTACCAGCTCCTCTTTTAACTTCTACTTCTCTGTCGTGCTTATCAACTTTATTAGATTCACCTGACATAAGGTCTAAATAGTGAGTGGCATTTTTTTCTAAGTTATCTTTTGCTTTACTTTCAGCTTGCTTGTAGTCTTCAGCCTTAACTGTTTGAGCAGCCATATCAATACCCATTGTATTCAGCTCTATTCGTATACCTCTATCTAAAGCATCTAAAGAGTAGGTAAGAGCAGGTTTCTCATCATATACAGGTGCTTTAGCCTCTGATTTCTTAGCTTCGAAAAGCATTTGTTTATTTTTAAGTATCTGTACAGCTGAATCGAACCCGTCAAAGTTTGATATATACATAGGGTACTCCTGTCTCATTTGACGTACAAATTCAGACTTGGCCATTCTGCCTTCGTTGACTGCTTTATACTTTTCTGTTACGGTTATAGTTCTCATAGGTAATCGAATCCTTTAGTATGTGATGGTCGTTTTGGGCGACTTACTTGTTTGTATCCCTGTTTTTTTAATGTCTTTTTTGCTCTATTTCCTTTTCCAAAAGCAAACGGTGTAGCATACTGTGCTCCTGTTCCAGGTGTAAATGAAGCTCCTCCTACGTTAGTAACATTAGCTTCATCTAATTCTTTTAATACTTCTCTAACTAAAGATACCAATTCAGATTTCTTCATTATAGAGTTTTTAACTCATTCACTAGGTCGTAATATTGCATTAGATTAATTAAATGTGTATCAGTAACCTTTTCTTTTTTAGAAATAGGTTTAATTGCTTTTGATACTTCGTCTAATTTAATCTTAACTATATCATTTTTAATCTTAGAAGATAGGTTTGTTACTAATTTAGATATTTTGTCTAATTCTTCGTTAACTATCTTATGTAGACGTTTAGTAGAATTTACTGATGTAATAAACTCTTTGAGTATATTTTTTTGCTCAGGTAATAAATTTTTATAGTTATCATTAAACTTCTCAAGCAAAATTTTAAAAGTAAGTAATCTTAAATCTTTGTCATATTTAGAATACTCTTCTATTAATGTCTCTTTTACGTCAGAGGACTTTTGTGGAGAAGTAGTTAAATGTTCTAATAAAGTTGTTTTATGATCAACTAAAAAATTAGGATCTACTATATCTGCATTATTCTGCGCCTCTAGTAAACAGTATAAAGAAGCTAGTGGTTTATAATCTCTTACTTGTATTGCAAAAAACTCTTCAATATTATAGCTTTCTTTAATATCTGATATAAGTTTATACTTCTGTTTCTTTATAGATTTCTGATCTAACTTTCTAGATATTTCTGTAATAGTAGAGAGAATAGCCTCTGCTTTATTTTGCTTTACCCCACTGTTTTTTAATATAAACTCATAGAGTTTAAATTCTTTTGTAAGGGCTGTCCTACGGGTAAAATGTTGCTTTAGTATTTCAACAGCAGGGGAATCTTTTTTATTAAGAGTGTCAGCCGCAATCTGTTTTACTAGAAGCTCAAATATTAAACCAGTATTACGTAGTTTAGAGTGTTTTATCTTCATTATATACGTTTACTATTATAAATATGTATTAATTACCTAAATCTTTGATATTGCCTTCTTTGAGCATATCAGGCTCGGTCTCAACCTTTTTGTCAAAAACCATATTTTTAAGTAAGTCTTTGTTTTTATAGTAAACTGCTTTAGTGGTAGAGTTTTCCATCACGTTTTCATTATCGGATGGATAACCTCCTTTCATACCGTGAACTCCTAAAGGATCACGTCCTCCAATAGGGTTTTCAGTAGTACCATATATAGAAGCTTTTTCTTGCGGTCTACCGCCTTCAGGCCCTGGTTCTCCATATCCAGGAGTATCTGAAGGGTCCTCATATCCTGCCGGTACATCACCGGGTGAACCTCCTTTTGGTGTAGATGTAGCTCTTCTACCATACATTGAAGCTAAGTCATGAGGAGTACCGTAGCTCATACCAGATTTAGCAGGATCGTTACCTTCATTTTCTACCTGTGCTATTCTAAATAAACGTTTAGAATCTTCTCTAACTAAATCTCTTTCCTGTATGTATTGATCCTCAGATAAACTAAATATCTTCTCATAGATATAATCAGTAGAGAACATCTTAGTATCTTTCATCTGAGCGGCTAAGTCAATTTTTTCTTTGAGTAATGCTACCTTTTCCTGTTCAAATATTATTGAAGGAGTAGTTAATTTAATTTCAAAGTTAGTTAAACTTTCTCCAGTGAAGCCTTGCGTGTATAAATGAACAAGAGCTATCTTAGTCAACTCAGATTCAACGATTCTTTGAATTCTTTCTACTGTACGTGCAAATCTTATATCTTCTGCTGCTAAAGTAGCTTTACCATTTAAGTCTCCTTCGTAACCGAAATATGCTTTAGGTATCTTTAGAGCAGCAAATAATTTTTCCTGTAGATATCTAACGTCAGTTACACCGTCATATTCTAATCCTTTAGTAGTTTCTATTCTAGTAGATGAATCTCCTCCTCTTACAGGAAGGTAGAAATCTTCCATCTGATTCTGTAAATTGAATCTTAAGTTATATTGACCATCTTCTCCTACATAAGGAGTCTTTTTCATTTGATTGATAGTCTTCTGCATAAACTGCTCTACTTCATTCGGTGGAATGTTTCCTACATTTATATAAAACATTCTCTTCTCAGGTGCTCTCATTATACGATGTATTAACATCGCATCTTCCATAAGAGTAACTTGTTTAAAAATCTTTCTAGCAGGTTCTATATAAGAACGTCCATAAGGTAAGTAGTTAGTATCAGAGATTAATCTAAAGTGGGCAATCTCAAAATTGTCAAAATTTATTATCTTTTTATTTCTCTTAGGAATATAGTTTGGATCAGAAGTAGCTGCTAATCCGTCTGGATCTAAAGAAAATGATACTTTAGAAGGTTCATCTGGATCCATTCCTTCATATCTAACCATATGATATACAGTATAAGGAAGTACATTATATACTCCAAACTTTTCAGCTATTTCTAATTTAAGGAAAAAGTCACCATACTTACACATATTACGAATCCAAGACCAAAGGTTAAATTCTATATTTAATACGTCGTAAAATAAATTATAAAGTATCCTTTGTATATTTTCATCAGATGAACTTATATTTAATAGCTCATTTTGATCATTTTTAACTGTTGCCTCATCTGCTATAATATCTAATGCTGAAGCTATAATAGAATCAGTATCCATAGCCTCGTAATCAGAGTAAAGCTGTATACGAAGAGTTTGATAGTTTAGATTAGGATTAAATATATTTTTATTATTATAGATATATAACCTACTAAATCTATCTAAAAGAGAGTTAGTTTGAAATTTACCAGAAGTTTGAATCTGGTTTATATCGGCTACTTTTATTTGATCGCCACCGACGTTTCTTACGACAACATCAGTTGCAAAGACTCTTTTAAGCCTTGAAAATAGTGAGGTATTAGCCATTAGTATACATTTTTATATAAATAGTTTAGTTAAAATAACCAGGATATATCTTCTTCACCATTCCTAGTCTTAATAAGATACGGATTTTCTCTCTGATTACCAACGCTTTTCATTACTGCTTTGTTTTGTGCGTTTAGATTGGTAAAGGATGAAAGTTGTGCTCTAGCTAAGTCCATTCCTTGTTGTCTTAATCTCAGTGCAGTATCCCTTACATATAGTGCAGTTGCAACAGACATAACAAGATCATCATTATATCCGTCTTGAGCTTGAGCTTTTCCATTTTTCCAGATAAATACTCTCATCTCTTCTAATAATCTTTTAGATTGAATAGTAACTGATTTGTCTCTTACATACTCCATTAGCTTAGCTATTACTAAAGGTCTTGTTCTTGCTGACATAGTAAATCCAGGTACTAGTTGATCTCTTTCGTACTTAGACATATATGATTCAACAGTATCTAAATGGTTTTTAGGTGAATAGTATAAGTTTCTATACTCTCTGGCCATTACTTGTTCTATGGTAGACCATCCGATATTTGCGTTTTCTATTACTAATAGTGCATCATTGTACTCAGATGCTATTCCTACAAGTACGTTACCAAGTTCTCTAGGAGATAGTTTACCTTTATACTCTGCTACTTGTACACATGATTCAATATCAAATATGTGAAATGCTGAGTAGTCGGTGGAGTCACCTCTAGATACATCTGCTACAACCATATAGTCTTTAGTATAATCAGCAGGTTCCCATATCCATAAATTACCGTCTACTCCTCTTCTTTCTGCTGCTTCCTTCAGCCAAGTGTTTTCAATAAACATCATATCATCTGGTTCAAATACTGTATCCCCTGAAGCTAAGAAGTCACAGTCACATTCCTGCCCAGCCATCTTAGGACCTAAGTCAGCATCTTGTTGATCTCTCCATTTTTGATCTCTTTCAGGGTGTACTGTCCATGGGAGTCTTACAGGTAGAAAACTATTTTCACCTGATTCAGCTTTTGCCCAAGTTTGATGAAACCAGTTACCAATACCGTTAGGAGTAGATAGTGCCATACACTGTCCACCCGTCGCTAAGGTCTGTTGAGCAGCTGTAAAGGTTTCGTCTACGTTATCTATAAAGGCTGCTTCATCCATTAATAGTAATGATACCGCTTCAGATCTTGCAGCATCAGGTGAAGATGATTTAGCTTGTACTTTAGATCCGTTTTTTAAT